ACAGTCTACGAGTGTGACTGGATTGGTGATAACTGGCAGACTAACTGCCGCCATAGTTGGATACTGACTGACAAAGGAGAGTGATGATGACGAAGTATGAACTATTACAAACACTAGAGAGACTATACCCTAGCCCTGATGAGTGGTTCATCAGTGATGAAGATGAGGGCATTGTGAATATATGCTTTGTGCTAGATGACGAGGAGACAGACGATGACTAATCAACTTGATTTACCACTAGACCATGAACCTTGCATTAACCATTGGGCAATCTTAATGGCTGACGAAGACACAGCCAGAGGATACCATACTAATTGGGATGCCGCTTATGAATCTGCATGGAATGAAATTGAACTCAACATAAAGTGGGAGAAAAACAATGAACCGATTTCTGATTGACCATCACCCTGACACAATCGCACAGTCACTATGTGACCAACACATTGTGAAGATGCCATTGGAAGAAGCACAGATGCTATGCACTAGCGTATGGCATCATGCCCCTGACTATGCAGAAGCCTGTGAGTTATACAAGCCTGTGCATCAGAAGCACCCATGCACACTGTGGGCAATGGAGACACGAGCAAATTACACCTTTGCATTCAAGTTGTATGATGCCATGTTGCGTGAATACAACTGGCGATACGACAAGATACATGGGGCAAGCAAACATTGGGGTTCATTGTGGAACGCAAGACACCTGATATCTGAAGGTGCATTGACACCACACCCACAATGCTTTAGTGGTCACGATGAACTAAAGACAGATGAGAAGTATCCCATCATGGCTTATCGTGCTTTCTATGCTGTTGACAAACTCAAGTTTGCTAGGTATAGTAAGGGACGTGAGATGCCAGTATGGTTGGCAGAGAGTAAATATAACTTTGAAAGGAGTATGTAACATGACAGAACAACAATTGATTGAAGCAATGGTATTTGTACTAGCAGGGTTTAACCTGTGCTTTTACTGTGTATATTTACCTAGCCTAGTGAGGCATGAACAATGGAAAAACTAGCAACAGCAAACCATGTGTCTGCATTACTGAATGAAGTGGACTATCTGCGTACACTCATACAGCCGCATGACACTGGACACATTCACACCGCAATCAATGTATTGCATGAACACATTGAACAACTATTGAAGGAGATGGAAAATGGAACTAACACATGACCAAAGACTAATGCTACTCAAGCAACACAACAGACTTCGTGACATCTTACAGTATGCAAACGAATGTTATACACTTGACCTATTACATCTGCGTGACATAGAAGATATGATTCATGTGCTGTCAAAAGAGTTTAAGTTTGTAGCACCTACTGATGACGAAGGATGCAAACAATATTGGAATAACAACTATGTGCTTGCCGAACTTGATGATGAGGAGTTATAAGATGGAAACATTTATTGTTGCACTTATAGTACTACTAGTGAACTTGTGAAGTTTTATATACAACACAATATCAGTTGCCAATTAACGAATGAAAGGAGATAGATATGCCATTCGACATGATTCCAATACAAGATATGATGCCTTCCAACCTAGACTTTGATGTGATGTTTGAACCTACAAAGGTGAAGGACAAGAAGTATGTCATCAACGGAGAGACAGGCGAATACATTGGCGTAGTGGGAGACACATTCAACTGCGCCAGTCATGCTGACTTCTTCGGTGGTGTGCATGACACCATCACTGAACACTTGGGTGAAGAGGAATGTGACAGCATGAACATCAAGTGGCGTGTAGCACGACAGAATGCGTGGGCTATGATGGACATGGTGTTGCCTAATGTAACTGCTCGTATTGAGAGTGACAAGCACACAACCACTGTTGCACAGCGTATCATTGCACTGCATGGCATTGATGGTTCATGTTCCAACCAGACATACTTTGGTGCGATTGATTTCTTCTGCACTAACGGTATGATTCGGGGTGAACATGACAAGGTGCGGCGCAAGAACACTAGCAACTTCACCATGGATAAGTTCATTCGTGACCTGCGTGAATCTTCACAGTCATTCTATGCACAGTCAGAGCGTCTGCAACAGTGGGCAGTCAAGCCTCTGTATGTAGGTGATGTGAAGGCTATGCTGGAATCACTGCTCAAGTCTGAACGCACTGCAGAGAAGATGCTTAACCTGTATAATCAAGAGGCAGGTGTTCGTGGTGAGAATGTGTGGGCATTGTATTCTGCCTTCACAAACTTTGCATCCTATGCTGATGACCGCAATGGGTTTGCCCTGCGTAACACTGGCAAGGATACAGAGGCTGTGTCCATGTTCACTCGTGAACACAAGGTGGCACAGTGGATTGAAAGCAAGCAGTTTAAGGAGTTGATTGCAGCATGATTGACGATTGGGAACCCTACACCAAACGCTTCCGCGAAAATGACCAACCAAATACACTGAATGGAGCGTGGTTTCTGCCACGCTTCAACTACTGGACTGTTCAATGCTATACACCAAATTGGGCAGAGAAAAGAAAAGGTGGAAAGCATTGGAAGAGGCACAAGATGTATAAGTTTGCCTATGAAAGAGGCGAAGACCCAGAAGACTATGTGCATAGCATATATAACAAGTGGGGAATACACTTGGGCGATGGCGTGTATGTGCATGATAGAACCAGTCAGTATTTCAAGTTTGGGAATTACAAATTTGTGGAGTCTCAAGCTGAATACGAAGCACTAGAGTATGAGGAGTTACATTGACATGACCTTACCACGATATACACAGGCTCGTAAGTTAGCGTCTGGTCGCACTCACTACCGCTTCAACCCGCCCCAGCGTCTTATTGATGCTGGGGTAGTGGAGCGTATTGAGTTAGGCACAGACCTACGAACAGTCAAAGCACAGGCTCGTGAGTTGAATGAACAGATTGATTTATGGCGAGAAGAACAAGCACAAGTTGTGACATTAGGTAAGAGCAGCCCATTGTCTATGCTTGTTGATGCCTTCTATCAATCTAATGATTTCAATATGTTGCGTGACGAAACTAAACGAGATTATAAATACTTTCTGTCTGTATTGACAGAGACTTTGGGTGACAAAGCATACAAAGATTTGACCACTCGACAAGCAAAAGTTGCATATGAAGAGTGGGTCAAGCGCGGTGTGCAGTTTGCTAATCATGTATGCACTGTTGCCTCTCGTGTGTATCGTTATGCCCTTGACATGGAGTATGCGTATGTCAATCCATTTGCAAGCGTGAAACGAAAGACACCTGTGCCACGCAAGGTTGTCTGGACAAAGGATGATGTGCGTCAATTCCTTGACACTGCTTACTCTGAATTTGAAACACGCAATGTGGGATTGATTGTTCACATGGCGTATGAGTGGTGTCAACGCTTGGGTGACATGCGCTTGCTTACATGGGATATGTTTGACTTGACTGAAGGAAAACTGTTTCTTGAGCAGAGCAAACGCCGTGCGCAAGTGACACTGCCTATCAGTGATGACCTGATGTCTATGCTTGTACAACAGAACGAAGACTTTGGCTTCCAGAAGTATGTAGCACCACGCCCACGCCCTGCTAATGGACAGTTTGAACCATACAGTATGCAAAGACTGTCTAAATATGGGCGACAGGTGATGAGGCAAGCAGGATTGTCAGACGAACTACGACTGATGGACTTGCGTAGGACAGGCACGACTGAAATGATTGAAGCAGGTGTCGGAATGGCACAGATTATGTCGGTTACTGGACATTCTAATCCACAATCAGTGAAGCCTTACATGAAAAATACATATGCTAGTGCAAATTACGCATTGACGGAGCGTAATAAGCATGATATAAGCATATACAAGTGCCGACAAGGAGAGTGATATATACATGAATAATATATATAACATTGTAAGTGATATGGATATACCTAATGGACATACAAAGCGTATGACTTGTCCTGTATGTAATGGGTATAATACATTCACAGTGACCAACAACATGGGTAGTCTTGTGTGGAACTGTTACAAGGCTTCCTGCACTGTCAGTGGTGGCACTCGTGTTCATTTGTCTGTGGAAGACATACGGAGTGGCTTCGGTGGAGCAGAGGAGTTTGCTACTGATACATTTGAAATGCCAAGCTATGTCGTTCCACATAGACAGCAGAGACAGTTGATTAAGTTCTGTGCCGAATGGGGCATTGATGAAGATGAACTTGGTCTTATGTATGATGTAAAGGAAGACCGTGTAGTATTTCCTGTGCATCACGAAGGACATATCGTTGATGCTACAGGTAGGTCATTAGGCAAGCGACTGCCTAAATGGAAACGATATGGAAAAAGTGGCTTGCCATATGCTCATGGCTGTGGTAATGTCGCGGTAGTTGTTGAGGACTGTGTGAGTGCCGCAGTTGTAGGCAGTGATGTTCGGCTTGTAGGGGTAGCCATGTTGGGGACATCAATGCTTGAATCACACAAGAGGTATCTCTCACAGTTCTCGACAGCAGTAATCGCATTAGACCCCGATGCTTTACCAAAGACACTAGCGATTGCGAAAGAGTTGCGTGGACATGTTTCCGATGTGCGTGTTCTGCGTTTGACTGACGACATCAAGTATCGTCACCCCGATGACATAGATGCATTAGCATCTTTAACCAACAAGGAGATTATGTAATGGAGTTATCACTTATACGAAGCCTCATGGACAAGTCATTCTACGATGACCATCGTGGTGCTAAATGTCCTGACCGCCTGTTCAGTAAGGATGTGCGTAAGATTAAGAAGACTATTGATGCGGCAATGGACAGATACAATCGTAGTGTATCACCAGATGAAGTTGAAGCACTGTTCATGTCTGATAATCCAACGCTGACTACAGCACAGAAGCAATCGTATGCTTCTCTGTTCTCTACTATCAAGAAGGAAGGAACAATGGGACATGACATCTCACAAGAGGTGCTGTCTAAACTGTTTCGCCAAGTGATTGGTGAGGATGTAGCCAACATTGGATTTGATATGGTCAATGGTGATGCTAATACTTTGGAGTCTCTGCGTAACCTGCTTGAGAACTACGGAGATGACTTCATTCCTAACCTGAACATTGAGTGGGATGACATCACGATTGAGACACTCATGGCAAAGGCTGAACTGGAAGCCAAGTGGACATTCAATATACCTAGTGTATGCCGTAAGGTAGAGGGCGTGAGTGGCGGTCAGTTGATTGAGGTAGGTGCTAGGCCAAACACAGGTAAGACATCCTTCCACGCCTCTCTAATCGCTGGCCCGAATGGGTTTGCACATCAAGGTGCGAAGTGCATTATCCTGTGTAACGAAGAGCCTACTCACCGTGTTGGCGCACGATACTTAACAGCGGCGGCTGGTATGTCTGCTCGTGAGGTTCGTGATAATATGCCAAAGGCACAGGCACTCTATGCACCTGTCATGCAGAACATCAAGATTAAGGAAGCAGGTGGTCGTGACATGGCATGGGTTGAGTCCGTGTGTAAGTCATATAAGCCTGACATTCTTGTGCTTGACATGGGTGATAAGTTTAGTGTCACTGGTAGTTTTGCCAGAGAAGACCAAGCACTGGCGGCTTGTGCTATCTATGCTAGGCAGATTGCAAAGACATATGATTGCACTGTGTTCTATATGTCACAGTTGTCTGCAGAGGCAGAGGGTCGTGCGCAGTTGAACCAGAGTATGATGCAAGGCTCTCGCACAGGTAAGGCCGCTGAAGCCGACTTGATGATACTGATTGGTAAGTCACCATCTGTGGAAGGACAGGAAGAAGAAAGCCCACTACGCCATATCAACATTGTGAAGAACAAACTCAATGGGTGGCATGGCATGGTAAATTGTGAACTTAACTACTTAACAGCGAGGTATGAAGGATGATGCAGTTACATTTGTTTGACCAACCAATAAACACAGACATTGAGTATGTGGATTTGAAAGATGTCCCAATTTACTTTGGGGACAAGGGGCGGCGTAGGCAGGACTTAACTGCTTCTTCTGCCTTCCTTGCTTCAATGCCAGAGGGTAAGTATCGTGTGTATCGCACAGGCGGCACACACCCACTGCCTATGTATGAAGGTCGCACAGACTTTCCATTCTTGATGAATGTTAAGACAGGCAAGATACTGACACCAACATTCAGTCGGGCTGTGTATCCGGCCTATGGTCTGAACAACGGCAGGTTTAGCAAGGCAATCTACTGCCATCGTATCTTTGCTATGGCATTCGTAGCCAACGCTACACCAGTAGACAGATACAATGTAGACCATATCAATGAAGACAAGTTAGATTACAGCGTAGATAATCTTCGTTGGGTGTCTATGTCAGAGAACTTGACAGGTGTTCGTAACAGTGCTAGGTTGTCCAACAAGAAGCACAAGTATTACACCAGCGAAAACTTTGTATAGGAGATGATATGAAACTAACACTTGATGTAGAGAATACTGTCACCAAGCGTGGTGGTAAGATGCATCTTGACCCCTTTGAACCTGACAACTCACTCACAATGGTGGGTATGCTAAATGACAGGGGCGAAGAATGTATCATTACATTTGACCATGCAGATGGGCATACTACCCCAATGGGTCACGAGACTGTGCAGGAATGGCTTGAACAAGCGACTGTGCTTATCATGCACAACGCAGCGCACGACTTGCTGTGGCTGTGGGAGTCAGGCTTTAAGTATGATGGCCCTGTGTTTGACACAATGCTTGCAGAGTATGTGCTACAGCGTGGACAGAAAGAACCACTGTCTCTTGAGGCTTGTGCTGAACGGTATGAGTTAGACACGAAGAAGCAAGACACGCTCAAAGAATACTTTAGTAAGGGCTACAGCACTCGTGACATACCACATGCAGAGTTGTCAGAGTATCTGTCTGCTGACTTACATGCTACACAGCAACTATCTGACAAACTGATGTATCGTTTGAATACACCTGCTGATAGTGCGCTTATGAGTACCGTTGACCTGACTAATCAGGTTGCTGTATGTCTTGCTCGTATTTATCAGCGAGGCTTTACAGTTGACCGAAGCAAGTTGGATGAAGTGCGTCAGGAATTTGAGGCAGAGAAAAGGCAACTTGAGATTGACCTGCAGAAACATGTTCGTAGCCTGATGGGTGACACACCTATCAACTTGAATAGTCCAGAGCAACTTTCATGGGTAATCTACAGCCGTAAGGTTATGGACAAGACCTATTGGGGAAATGCTATTGACCCATACATGGATGATGCAGACTTTCGCAGTCTTATTGCAGGTGGTACAAAGCGTATGTATAAGACACAAGCAACACAATGCTCTGTGTGTAATGGAACTGGACAGGTAAGAAAGGTAAAGAAAGATGGAACACCTTTTGCTAACACAAACAGATGTAAGGACTGTGATGGGGCTGGCTATACTCTGTCTGATACTTTGGATGTGGCGGGGTTAAAGTTTAAACCACCATCACCAAAGTGGGCAAGTGCAAATGGCTTCACTACGAGCAAGAGCAACCTTGAAGTGCTTGAGTCTGCCGCCAAGTCTAAAGGTATGACAGATGCTGTTGACTTCCTAGCCAAAGTGCGTAGGCTATCAGCCGTTGACACATACCTATCATCCTTTGTGGAAGGCATTGACCTGCACACAAAGACTGATGGTAAGCTGCATGTACGCTTGCTACAGCACCGCACTGCCACTGGCAGGTTCAGTGGTGCTGACCCTAACATGCAAAACATGCCACGTGGTGGTACATTCCCTGTAAAGAAGGTGTTTGTATCACGATTTAACGATGGCAAGATTATGGAAGCAGACTTTGCACAGCTAGAGTTTCGTGCGGCTGCTTATTTATCACAGGATGGAGTAGCAATTGAAGAAGTATCTACTGGATTTGATGTACATTCATATACCGCTGAAGTTATTAGTACCGCTGGTCAACCTACGAGTAGGCAGGATGCGAAAGCGCATACTTTTGCGCCGTTGTATGGAGCGACAGGCTTTGGAAGAACAAAGGCAGAAGCAGCATACTATGAACACTTCACAAAGAAGTATCAAGGGGTCGCAACTTGGCATTCCCGATTGGCTAAAGAGGCTATAAATACAGGCAAGATTACAACACCATCAGGTAGGCAGTTTGCCTTTCCCGATGTAACACGTAACTCACGTGGCAGAGTATCGCACTTCACACAGATAAAGAATTATCCTGTGCAGTCATTTGCCACAGCAGACATTGTGCCACTGGCATTACTACACATTGATAAATTACTTGACGGTATGCAGTCATGTGTGGTAAATACAGTGCATGATTCAATCGTAATTGACGTTCATCCTGATGAAGAAAGGAGATGTATTGAAATAATTCAGGAGACAAATGAAGCATTGCCTAGTTTGATTACAATGCGTTGGGGTATAGTGTTTAATGTACCACTAGAACTCGAAGCAAAAATTGGACCAAACTGGCTTGACACAAAAGACGTGTCGTGATATAACTATGACTTTCTAACTCGAATGAAGGAGTATAACATATGGAACTAACAACTATTGATACTAACAACTATGCAGCAATGGCGAAAGCTATGGGCATTGCCAACGAAGGTGCAAGTCAGCGTAAGCAAACAAGCACCCTCGCTCGTCTACGCATTAACCATTCACCTGTGATGGGTGAGGCTGATGTCAACGGCAAGAAGGTGAACATGGAAGTTGTGAGTGGTGGCACATATAAACTGGAAGTACCAGATGGGCCAACTTACTATGCAGAATCCGTGAAGATTCGTCCATTCCTGCAACGGTTCATGTACAAGCGTTTTGTACGTGGCACTGGAAACAATCCTAACCGTTATGTGAAGACTGTTATGGCTGACAATCTAAACGTAGACTTGAAGGACAATGATGGTGGCTTTAACTGTGGTAAGCCAGCTGGTTATGTTCAAGACTTTAAGGCATTGCCAGAGAAGACACAGGAACTTATCAGAGAGATTAAGCGAGTGCGTGTAGTGCTTGGCACAGTTGAACTGGTCAATGCTACTGATGCAAGCGGTAACTCTGTAGATGTAGATGAGATGCCATTTATCTGGGAGATTGATAATCGTGATGCCTTCAAGAATGTTGGCACTGCCTTTACCAAACTCGCAAAGATGAAGCGTCTGCCTGTGCAGCACATCATCACTGCCAACACAGAGGAGCGTAAGATTCCTACTGGCGCAGTGTTCTACTTGCCTGTAGTATCTCTTGATGTATCCAGCACACTGGAACTGACAGAGACAGAACAGAGTATGTTCGCAGACTTCATGCAATGGGTGCAAAACTACAACGAGTACATCATTAATGCTTGGACTGATAAGGCTAACTCGCATGACGATGATGATGACCTAGCAATTGTAGATGGCATCATTGATGTTGATGAAGAAGTGGAAGTAGCATAATGAACCATCCTGCCGAACTAGCCTTGCATCAATACATGGAAGATGCCGTAAAAGGTAAATCTACCATGTCTGATGCCACCATTAAACAGGTGGCTGATGATGTAGCCGATGCAATTAAGCGTCAGTTTGGCAGCGGTAAAACACGAGGCGACTTCACATTGCGTATGTCTAATGTGGGTCGCCCCACTTGCCAACTCTGGTTTGACAAGAACAAGCCAGAGGCGGCATTGCCGTTGCCCACAACATTCGTAATGAACATGATGATTGGAGACATCGTTGAGGCTGTCTTCAAAGGACTACTGAAAGAAGCAGGAGTAGAGTATGAAGATGCTGAACAAGTTACACTTGAAATTGATGATGATACATCCATCAATGGCACATATGATATTGTTATTGACGGTGCTGTTGATGATGTTAAATCCGCATCTAATTGGTCGTATCAAAACAAGTTTGAATCCTATGATAAACTAGCTGCACATGATAGCTTTGGTTATGTAGGTCAGCTTGCTGGCTATGCAAAAGCATCAGGCAAACGTGCTGGTGGTTGGTGGGTAGTTAATAAAGCCAATGGTCAATTCAAATATGTGCCAGCCACAGGACTTGACATCGACAAGGAGATGACCAATATCAAGGAAACAGTGCAGAAGATTAACGACAACAAGTTTGAGCGTTGCTTTGATGCTGTTCCTGAAACATTTAGAAGCAAGCCAACAGGCAATACAGTCTTGAATGACAACTGCATTTTCTGTGCCTACCGCTTTACTTGTTGGCCTACACTTGAAGAACGTCCTGCCGTGATGTCTCAAGCAAAAGACCCAAAGATGGTATCTTATATTTCACTGGATGAAAAGTATAAGTAGATGCCTAACGCAAAACAATTTAGGGCAGCACGAAAGTATGGTTATCGTAGCGGTCTGGAACTCAAGGTATCTGACTACCTCAACGAATTAAAGATTGACTTCCTGTATGAAGAAGTTAAGATTGAGTGGGAAGACCTTGCATACAGAACCTACACACCAGACTTCGTGCTGTCTAATGGTATCATAATAGAAACCAAAGGCATGTTCACGGCAGCAGATAGGCGTAAGCATCTTGCTATTAAGAAGCAACACCCAAATCTGGACATACGGTTTGTATTTGAGAATAGCAGACGCAAGCTGCGTAAAGGAGCGAAGTCATCGTATGGTGAATGGTGCATACGATATGGCTTTAGGTATTATGACCGCATCATTCCTGAAGACTGGCTCAAAGAAAAGGGCAAGAATAAACATCCAAAGTTTATTAAGTTTAGTGGCAACAAAGTGAAAAGGAGATGACAAATGGATAATGATTTCTTTGAGGTAAAAGAGGATGACTTCGTGGTGCGTATCAGGCCAACAGTAGCAAATAACGAATGGACAGGTGAGATTGACATCGCTATTATTACTAGCGCAGATAATAAACTTGAAGATGAGAGTTACATGCAGATGATGCACTTCACAAAGATGATGTGTGCCACTGTTCCATTGATGGAAATCAATGAAAGTATGCGGGATTTTGTACATAATTATGTAGTTGAAGAGATTGACAACATGCTTGAATCTGTGGTAGAAGGACAGGAAGTAACTGTCACACATGAAGATGGCAATGTTGTACGGTTAAACTTTGGCACAAGAACAAAAGGGAGTGCTTGACATGACAGATTACAAAAAGATGATTGAAGAATTTGAAGCAGAGGAAGCAGCTAAACGCAAGCAAGCAAATAAACAATCTGATATGGTCAATCATCCCCCTCACTATAATCAACAGGGCATTGAATGTATTGATGCCATACATGCTGCCTGTGGAGATGGGTTTGAATACTATCTTCAAGGCAACATTATGAAATACCTATGGCGTTATCGCTATAAGAATGGTGGTGAAGATTTGAAGAAAGCAAAATGGTATCTGGAGAAACTGATAGAGGTAGCAAATGAGAGTTAAAGTATACATAACTATCGACATTGACCCTGAAGAATATCCAGTACCAGCAGATGAGGATGTAGCCATTGAGATTGAGGATGGCATACGTGAGTACTTCTACGAAGTAGACGGTGCTAATATTAAACATATACGAACATTACAGGAGTGACACCAATGAATAATTATTTACCTACAGACTACCAAAACTTCATAGCACTTTCACGCTATGCAAGATGGAAAGAAGATGAACAGCGCAGAGAGACATGGCAGGAAACTGTGTCTCGTTACTTTGATTATATGGCTAGTCATCTACATGATAAACATGACTATCAGCTTCCTGATTCATTAAGAAAGGAACTAGAAGAAGCGGTGCTTACACAGAAAGTCATGCCAAGCATGAGGGCATTGATGACTGCTGGTCCTGCCCTAGACCGTTGCCATGTAGGTGGATACAACTGTTCTTATGTTCCTGTCGATAGTCCTCGTGCATTCGATGAGACTATGTATATACTTATGTGTGGCACAGGTGTAGGCTTTAGTGTTGAACGCCATCATGTAGACAAATTGCCTATAGTAAATGAAGACTTTCATGAGACAGATACAGTAATCAAGGTAGGTGACAGTCGTCCCGGATGGGCAAAGTCACTAAAGGAACTGATTGCTATGCTGTACACTGGACAGATTCCAAAGTGGGATGTGTCAGAGGTACGTCCTGCAGGTGCAAGGCTCAAGACATTTGGTGGTAGGGCATCAGGACCACAGCCACTTGTTGAGTTGTTTAACTTCTGTATTGAGAAGTTTAAAGGTGCTAAAGGACGTAGACTGTATCCAATTGAATGCCATGACATCATGTGTAAGATTGGTGAGGTTGTTGTCGTTGGTGGTGTCAGACGAAGCGCACTTATCAGCCTGTCTAACTTGAATGATGACCAAATGCGTCATGCAAAGGCAGGACAGTGGTGGGAGAATGAGGGGCAACGTGCGCTTGCAAACAACAGCGTTGCCTACAAAGAGAAGCCACAGATGGGAACATTTATGCGTGAGTGGCTATCTCTGTATGACAGTAAGTCAGGTGAACGTGGTATCTTCAATCGTGCCAGTGCCAAGCAACAAGCTGCAAAGAATGGTAGACGAGATACTGACCATGACTTTGGATGCAATCCATGCAGTGAAATCATTCTACGCCCTTATCAGTTCTGTAACTTGTCAGAGGTAGTTGTTCGTGCCACAGATACTATTGCAGATTTAACAGAGAAAGTTAAATTAGCAACCATTCTGGGTACATTGCAAGCCACGCTGACTGACTTCAAATATCTGCGTAAGGTATGGAAGAACAACACAGAGGAAGAACGCTTGCTTGGTGTGTCCCTAACAGGCATCATGGACAATGAGATTACATCAGGCCGTAGTGCTAAACTAGGCACGAACATTGGACAGGTGCTTGAGACATTACGTGACACTGCAGTGGAAACAAACAAAGAGTATTCCAATAAGATTGGTATTCCACAGTCTGCTGCTGTTACTTGTGTTAAGCCAAGCGGCACTGTATCACAGCTTACAGATGCAGCAAGCGGCATTCATGCTCGTCACAATCCTTACTACATTCGCACTGTTCGTGGAGATAACAAAGACCCACTGACACAGTTCCTTATGTCACAGGGTATTCCTGCAGAGCCTGATGTCATGAAGCCTGACAGCACAACAGTGTTCAGCTTCCCAATGAAGTCACCTAATCGTGCAGTAACACGGACAGACATGACTGCCATTGAGCAACTTGAGTTGTGGCTTATGTATCAGCGTTACTGGTGTGAACACAAACCTAGTGTCACTATATCTGTGAAGGAACATGAGTGGATGGACGTAGGCTCATGGGTTTATAAACACTTTGATGAAGTATCGGGCATTAGTTTCCTGCCCTTCAGTGAGCATACATATCAACAAGCACCTTATCAGGACATTGATGAAGAGCAATATAAAGAGTTCTTGACAAAGATGCCAAAGAGTGTAAACTGGTCATTACTACGTGAGTTTGAAAAGGAAGACACAACATCAGGTGGCAGGGAGTTGGCTTGCACAGCAGGTGTCTGTGAAGTTGTTGACTTAACGGCTGCGTAGTGATAGAGTGTAGTGGATTAGACTTGTTATGGTGGCAGTGGTGGATACTTGTAATGATTACAACCAACACTGTCATCAACTTAATTGTGTTCTTTAGACACAGGTTTAGGAGTTGACAATGGTAGGCATGATTGATATAAAAGATGTAGTTGACCACCCAGATGGTTCAGCAACTGTAATATTTGAGTGTGACGAAGAAGCAAAGAAAGCACTCATTAACGAAGGGCTTATCTCACTGCTTGAAAAGGCAGTCAGTGAGCATCA